TTAAATATGTATTGCGTTTAATACATATTTAAAAACACGTCTTCTTATTATAATAATCAACAATGCTTGATATACATACATCGATCAAAGATAGATTACAATATTTTAAAAATATACATAAAATACCAAATATTATTTTTCATGGCCCTTCTGGATGTGGAAAACGAACACTTGTCAAAGAATTCATACAGACAATTTATGACAATGACCGAAAACAGATAAAGGCGTTTGCTCTATATGTAAATTGTGCTCATGGTAAAGGAATTAAATTTATTCGTGAGGATCTTAAATTTTTTGCAAAAACGCATATAAACTCAAACAATGGCGATATTTTCAAAAGTATTATTTTGATGAATGCCGATAAACTTACGATGGATGCTCAGTCAGCGTTGCGTCGTTGTATTGAATTATTCAGTCATAATACACGTTTTTTTATAATCGTTGAGAATAAATATAGTCTATTGAAACCTATTTTGTCTAGATTCTGTGAAATATATGTGCCTGAACCTTTACATAATGGTTCATTAATTAATTTATACAAGCATAATCTGGAAGAAGCATTTCAGATGAATGATGTAAAAAGACAACGCCAAGATTGGTTGAAGAAGGAGTTGTCAAAACCTATTGATACAAGCGATTTATTTGGGTTGAGTACTCGACTTTATGAACATGGATATAGCGGAATAGATGTCCTGAACTTGCTTGAAAATACAAAATTTATGGATTCGCAAATAACTACAAAAAAAAGGTACGAACTTTTGGTCGCATTTAATAAAGTTAGGAAAGAGTTTAGAAACGAAAAACTACTACTTTTGTTCATATTGAATTTTTTGTTTATGAGTTTGGATGTTACTTTAGAAAATATATCATTTATGTAATGGATGATTTTATTGTTAGTTCGTTACATGAAAGTAGAAATGAATGGGCTGCTCGTCTAGTTACTATTTTAACGCCGTTAGTTGTCGATGGTTATAAATCTATTTTAGATGAGGCATTAAAATTATGCAAGGACAACAATGAGCATGACAAGTATCTAATGACATTTCAGAATTTCGTTTCGCGTATTCCAAAATGGAATGCAACGATTATTGAAACTGAGAGAGCCAGAATTTGTGAAAAGAGCGGATGTGTTTATCTTGAAGACCTAATCACGTGTGTACATGTAATTCAACTTAAAATTCTTACTGCTATGCGAACTGGACAGAAGCAAAAGAAGATTGATATTAATATCCCAAAGATTGACGATTTCATTCACAAGATGTACATTAACGTTGCTAGAAAAGTATACAAGAATGTTTATTTGTTTGAGGTTAATATTCCTCCGTTACAGATTCAGAAGCACCATCGTGAACTAGAAGTAATTGTACAAGAGTGTATTCTCAACACTGTTCGCGAAAGTATTCCTGTCGATGCTATTTTAAAGGCATATTTAGACGAATCCGTTGAGGAGGATGTTACTGAGGAGATTCGTGAACAGGTTATCGCAGAGACAAAGAGCGAGCCTGAGCCTATGATAGAACAAAAGACTGATAAATTTGAAAACATTCAACAAACCATTATGAAAGAGGTGCAACAAGATCTTGGTATTGTTGGTGGAGGCACTAGCGATGGTGTGAAATTCAATGACATTGATTATGTAAAAGACGAGTATAATGCAGTCAATGAGATCATTGCACCCAAGACGGAACAACGCCTTCGCGATGTATTTGAAGAGCGTGAGTTTAAACGCAACACTGAGTCATTTTCTGGTGGGGATGAAACTGATAATATAACGATAACAAACGAACCTTTTTCATTTGATGATATTCAGGATTTGGAACCACGAAATGTCGAATCTATTCCTGATTTACAGATTGATTTTGAAAATCTTGAATAGTATGCGTATTTAGGGGTAATATAAAATTTGTATATAGTTTAATGGATAATATTTTCATGTTTTCGTCTGTTATATCGATTGTATTCTTATTCTTGAAGTTTATCGAAATGCGGTTTATCGATAAGGAAAATAAACCTCTTAAATTTTTGATTCGCGATACACTCGTTGTATTTGTGAGTGTCGTCTCTGGTCACTACTTGATGGAGCAAATTCAGCCTATGCAAGTAGTTTCTTCTCCTGCCGTATTCACAGACAATCCAGGATTTTAGACCATTGAAGAAGTGTATTTATAGTTTATATTACTTTAGACCATTGAAGATTTGAAATGGCACGATTTGTGCCATTTAAATCTGTAAATGACTGCCACTTTGAAAGAATAAAACGGCAGGCGTGCCATTTTAATTCTTCAAAGGTGTAATTGTTATTTGTTAAAAATAAATAACAATGATTATGCCAATTGTTTATATGTTAAAGTATCATATGACACTTCATATGACACTTAATAATTCACATATTACTTACCATCTCATCATTTATTACTTTTTATAGGTAACAAAAATAAGTGTAAATAGTTATATTAATAACAAAAAATATTATAATAACTAAATGATAGAAAAAAATATTTTTCAGTCTTGGTATACAAAATATTTACATCCATTAGTTCAAAGAAAAATAGATTTTTATAAAAAAATTAATCCAGAGTATTCATATAATTTATACGATGACAATGAGATGGATATTTTTGTAAATGAACATTTTCATGGTGAGATAGCCGAATGTTATAATAAATTAAATATAATTGTTGCAAAAGTTGATTTTTGGAGGTATTTAGTTTTATATAAATATGGAGGTGTATATTTGGATATGGATTCAAGTATTGAACAACCTTTAAATGAACTAATAAAATGTGATGATCAAGCGATCATAACAGCTGAAGGTAACCCAGGTTTGTATGTTCAATGGGCATTAATATTTTCAAGTGGGCATCCAATTTTAAAAAAAACTATTGAGTTGGTTGTTACTAATATAAAAAATAATAGTCATCCCAATGATATTCATAAAATGACAGGTCCTAATGTATATTCAAAAGCAATAAATGAAGTTCATATGGAGCTTTTCAATAATAAAATAAATCATGTTGAAATTAATAAATTTACTGACGTTGAATATAAATCAGATACTATCTCTTACAGATTATATGGTATTGATTATAATGGTTATTTTTGTTTTAAGCATGAACTAACAGGTACGCCTTTTATACCACCCGCATCTGATTGGGCTATGGCTATTGGAAAGAGTGGAAAACCTTATTATTGGAATAAGATTACGAGAGAAACTAGATGGGATAAACCTGAACTTTCACAGCCGAGTGGGAGTACGCCTTTTATACCACCCGCCTCTGATTGGGCTATCGCTATTTCAAAAAAGGGGGATCCTTATTATTGGAATAAGATTACGAGAGAAACTAGATGGGATAATCCTGAAGATTCACAAATAATTGATGTTTTGAGTGGAAGTAACAATAACAATAGTAGTTCTAGTAATAGTAGTATGTTATATAATGGTAAAAAGCACTGGACACAAGAACAACGTGAAAAACCCTTGTTAATTTAGAAAATGCATTATACATTTTCATATTCATATTCTATGAGATCGGGGTTACAATATAAAGGTTCTACATTCAAAGTATCAATCATTTACAGATTTGAATGACACAGATTATGTCGTTCAAATCTTTATTCTTCTAAATATTATTTACCATCGTGTTTGTTTTTTAACACTGATTTTTGGACCTCCTCCGCGTTTTTTTATAGAATTGGGATCGTATTTCTCGTCTTCTTCATCCGAATTAAAACCCTTTGACAACTCCCAAAATTCCTTCGATCCCAGCTTGAAGTCATTGTGATTGTCTGCCTTGTACCAGAATACCTGGTCTTGTAGTTTGTTGGATTTTGAATTGTTGTTGATAACAAGACACTCGTAATTTTCAGTGCATTGATCCATGACTTGACAAAAAGACTCAAATGTCGGAAACATACCAGCATAATTGTCATAAATGCGTTTGCGATTCGCGATATATGGTTCTCTCAAAATAAACACATAATCAATGTTAGTTCGCAATGTAGGTGGAATACCTAGAGGGTATTGCATCGTAATGATCAACATTATCTTCCAGTGACGGCCGTTCATAAATAATAATCGCATCATTTTATCGCGTGTCCAAGATCCGTCATACAAACAATCATCAAGAATAACAAATGCCCTAGGATCTATCGTGCTACGTTTATATGTTTCCATCTCCTTTTTAATCTGATTCAACACAGTCTTCTGCCTCTTTAAAATATTTTCAATAATTGCAGTATTGTATTCATTGTGAATAAACAATCTCGGCACCATTTTCCCATAGAACCCGTTGCCTTCTTCCGTACCTGATATAACAGTACCGATTGGTATATTCTGATGATAATAAAGTAGATCACGAACCAAGAAACTCTTACCTGTATCACGTCTACCAATTAACACGACAACTGGACCTTTAGACTCATCTGGTTTGAAGCTTATGTTTTTCATA